TTGTGTTGATATTTCAGCATCGGGAAGTAAAATAATAATCACAAGTGGAACCATTCCTTCATGGACTTCTTTCCCTAAATTTTGCACTTATAATTTTGATATAACCAATATTCTTTCGTTCCGGTTTCTCACTTCATTTGCTGAGATTGATTCAATGGATAATAATACCGTCTCAGCACTTATTATTCTTACTATCCCACTTGCTAATTTAACAATAGGCGGAGTTGCACCAGCTAATCAGGGAGCAGCGGAAACAGCACTCGCAGCTATAATCCCAGCAGGTGGAGGTGGAGGAACGGTTACAGGAGCAAATAACGGAACTTCATTATCGGGAGCAAATGTTGTTTTAGGTAACGATCCTGGAGACGAAGAAATGGAAGGCGCTTTGCAATCTGACAGAGAGATTGTTGATAATGGGAATAGTTTAATTATATCTGATGCCGCAGGATCTGGGAATAATTTACAATTAAATTCAGGAGGACCTATAATAAATAATGGAGCAATCTACAACAATGCACTTCTCGACCAAGTGATTGGCAGCGGTAGTGGGTTTGCTTTTTTTACTCAGCCAGAAAGAGGAACAGGGTATAAAAGAGTAATAATATTATGCATCAATCTTGTTGGAAGCTTAACATGGAGTTTCCCTGTAAATTTTGCAAGTAGCGCTGTTATATTAAACACTACAGGGCTCAATTCATCTCTTATTTCAGAATTAACAAATAATTCGGTAACGGTAGATACAGGTGATGTAAATACTAATGGCATTTTAATTATTGAAGGAGTTTAACATGGCACAATGGGTAACGCTAACATATTCCGATGGTCAGCCGATTGATATCAATATGGATAATATTCTGCATATGCAGAATAAATCAGGAAAGACAGTATTAAGAGCTGTGAGTGGTGATGATATTGAGGTCAAAGAATCTACGGAGCAAATAAAAATATTGAGCGAAAAGAAATGACAAAAGAACGTTACATACAAAATCAGCGAATTCTACAGACAAGATTAATGAACGCTTATTATTCAAAAATAGTTTCTGCTCTTCAGGTTCAGATTGATCATGCAAAAAATTACATTCGGCAAAAAGGAGTTAGAGCAGCACAAGGGAACGTCGCATCAATGCCTATCAATGCTGAAGTAGGAAAAGTAATCAAACAACTTTATTATTCGGCTGCTGTGATGTCAGCGAAGAAACTTGTTATAAATAAGAAAGCCGGATTCGGCGCAAATGAAGATTTTATAGCAGAAGTCATGCAATACCTAGAACAATATTTACTAAATAAAGCAGTAGTTCCAATTAGCCAGACAATGACCGATGAAATAGAAACGTTGCTCAGAGAAGCGTTATCTGAAGGTTGGAGCAGCGAAGAAACAGTATCAAGATTAGACGAGGAAGATATTCCAAAAGCAAGAGCGCGAACAATAGTAAGAACTGAATCTGTGAGAGCATTAAATTATACTCAACTCGCCGCTGCTGATAATGAATTTTACGAAGTAGATAAACAATGGATAGCTATTGAAGATAACAGAACTCGTCATTCTCATTCATTAGTTGACGGAGAAAAAAGAGCGTTAGATGATCAATTCTCAAATGGGTTAATGTTCCCCGGAGATCCCGAAGGCGGACCGGAAGAGGTAATAAATTGTTTTTTGCCTGATGAAATATCAAAATCAAATCCCAAAATATTCAGGTTTTGCTTTAGAAGTATCCACAAAGGCGAGGTTATCACCATTGAGACATCCACAGGAAACAAATTCACCTGTACCCTTAATCATCCAATACTTACCAATAAAGGTTGGATTGCGGCTGGAAAACTCACAGAAGAGTTTAAGTTGATGAAAAGCCATATCATTAATTCCGCAATTAACAACTTTTATGTAGAAAACATTGAAACCACTTTTGAGCAGATTTTCAATTCTTTTTCTAATTCTCGGAATACTGTGAGGATTGGCAGAAGAGTTGTGAATTTCCACGGCGATATTCCCAAATCCGATGTCGATATTGTAAGTCTTAAAAGCCATTTGCATGATAGCAGGATAGCCATTGGACTTAAGAAAATCGAAAGTTTCTTTTTCCCAAATTCCAATTTTACTCAAACTTTTTTGTTTTTCTTTAGCTCCCTTTGTATGAGATTTTATAAAAAAGGTTGCAGGCATATTTCTAACTTTTTCATTAGCATTGGCAACCAATTTTTTTCTTTGTTTCAAGGAAGTTTTTTTCATTCTTTCAAACATAGAATCGCTTCTATTTCTCAAGGCAATATTATTTTTTTTCAGCCGATGTTGAATAACATTTCTGGAGCAACCAAATTTAAGAGCAAGAGCCTTGACGCTGATTCCATCATTGAACAGCTTACAGATTTTAATTTCATCAACAATAGTTCTGATTGGGTGGTTAAGTGCAGCAGACATAATTATGAAGGATTTGTTTATACATTAAGTACCGATTCACAAATGTATGATATAAATGGATATGTTGCCCGGAATTGTCGTTGCACGTTAGGATATTTCACCCGCAGAGATGCCAATGGAAAACTCGTTCCGAAGAAAGAACCAGGATTAAATATTATGAGCAAATTAAATATCGGGAGATTGACATAATTATTTTTTCTTATAATAATTTGAATTTCGTAACTTAATATACAAGATGCGCAAATTAGAATATAAAAGCCTGCCTTTGCAGCTTACTGATTTAAGTACCGAACACCGTACGGCTGTTATCGCCCATGCTGCCTATGATAACATAGACAGACTTGGTGATGTTTCCCGTAAAGGAATGTTCAACAAATCATGGGCTGAAAATAAAGGCGACATTGGGTTTTATTTAGACCACAAAGCAAGCCAGCAACCGGGAATCGCAGCGATTTCTGGGAAAACGATACACACGCTTTTACTAAAGTTCAGTTTGCAAAGACTACTCTCGGTAACGATGTAATGGAAATGACCGACATGGGAATTATCAAAGGAGCTTCTTTTGGTTTTGCGCCGATTATATCACGTAAAACTGAAATGAAAGGTAAAACAGTTCGTGAATTAAAAGAAGTCTATCACGGCGAAACAAGTTTAATTCATACACTTACTCCTATTAATCCCAAAGCCGGTGTAGTTTCTGTTACCAAAGCAGAGGAAGAATGGGTATTAGAACTAAAGGCACATCTCGAAACAATGGAAAAATTCTGTCGGAGTTCAAAAGCCTCTGATGAATGTATAAAGCTCATCGAGCAGGAGCTAAAAGCTGCTCAAACTCTCATTTCGCAGTACGATACCGCATACACTCCTGACGAGGAGCCGGATGTCAGCGTTGACGGAAATGGAGTCGCTACTTATGCTGATAAGGTTGCCGTAAGAGGCAGACGAAGACAGCTTGTAGATGACGACAATGATCCCGAAAACGAGCCAGATGATGATGGAGATGAACTCCTTCAAAGGCTCGCATTACTTAACGCTAACATCTAAATTTTTAATCATGGATGCTAAAATTATTGAGTCCCTTGACCGGATTGAAAAGAAACAATCCGACAGGGAAATTGAGTTTAAAGCTCAACTCGAAGCCGTAAATAAAGACTTTGAAAAAAAGGTCAACGAGTATAAGGCTATGCTCGAAACAGAAAAGACAGCCAACGAAACAAAAGCTAGAGAACTTTCTGATGAACTTGCAAAGAGCGGCGCAACGGTAGCCGAAATGCGCAAAGAAGTTTTGGAAATGAAAGCTAAGCAAGGGCGTTTCCGTGATGGTTCAAATATTGAAAAGAAAGCACAGGATTTCATCGCTGAAGCATTTCTGGAAAACTTCGAGAAAATCAAAAAAATCAGTAAACAGAATCCTCTCGAACTGGAATTAAAAGCATCGGGAGTGATGACAGCTGCTGCGAACTTAACAGGTAACGTCGTTGCGACATACGATTTGGCACCTGCTGTTCGTGGAAGGCGTAAAGTGAACATCCGCGATCTGGTTCAGATAATTCCATCTGCAACAGGTCTGTGGAAGTTCTACCGTGAAAATATTCCTGCTCCTCAATCAGATGGTTCTTTCGGTTATGCTTATGCCGGTTCTGTTAAAAATGAAGTGGCTTATGGATTGACGGAAGTAAACGTTGTTGCGGATTATATTGCAGGGTTTGTACGGTTTGCAAAACAAATGGCGCAAGATTTACCTTTCTTGCAGACGTTTATCGCAAACGAACTTGTTGAAGATTACAAGCGTATGGAATCCGGAATATTCCTGCCTTTGATAATCGCAGCAGCAGCAGGATCAACAACGCTTCCTGGTGGTGTAACAGTTCTGGCTGAAAAATACATCTACTGGATCGCGAATTTGAAAGCAAACGATTATGAACCTAATGCCATCGTAACAACGGCAACAAACTGGGGAATAATCCTGACAACAAAACCTCTCGATTACTCCGTTCCCGGTGGTGTGCAAATCACTCCTGATGGAATGGTTATGTTCTGCGGACTTCCCTTAATCCCTCAAAATAACATGCCTGCTAATACAACTCTTATCGGAGATTGGACAAAAGCAGCTATTATTCAAACCGAAGGATTAAGCGTTCAATTCGCTGAATTTGATAGCGATAATTTTCAGAAGAACCTTATTACAGCACGTTGTGAGGCACGTGTGGGGCTTGCAATTTTGCGTCCTGATGCTTTTATAGACGGAGCGAATTAATATTAAGGAATTGTTAATAAGTTATAAAGTCTGGTGTTACTGCCAGACTTTTTTTATTTTTATTAAAATTTAAAAAGATGAAAACAATATTTACAGCCATTTTAAGTCTTATTACTGGCTTCTCATTTTCACAGGCACCAAAGCAGGCAAACCAGATTATCGTCGAATCAGTAAGCTATAATCAAGTTTTATCGACATTAACCGATAATGGTTACTATGTTGATAAAAAGTTTGATGATTTACAAACGGTTTATACTGTAAAAAGACAAGTAGATGAAGGTGCAATAAAATTATTTGAGAATAGCGCCGCTAAATTTACCGATGTGATATTTTATATCAGGGTTAAAGATTCGGTTGCTTATATTACCGGTAAGTTTGAGATTGAAACGACTAAAGAATTTGGATTATTACCTATAGTAAACAGAGGAATGAAAGGAAGTGCATATCGGGTAGCATGGGATGCAATGAATAATATTGCAGAATCATTAAAGGGAAAAATTGATTATGTCAAAAATTAATCAGTAACTTGCCTTTACAAGTAAAACCAGATAGGATTTTTTTGACACTACAATGGTAGATTGAATTAAGAAAAAAAATCCTATAAATTCGCGGGGTACTAAAAACTAAAAAAAATGAATCTTATAATTTTGCGTTATGTAACACAGGTTCAGGCGTTTATGCGTAAGTTTATCAAAACGCATAAACATAGCGTTGGTGTAGCGTGGGAATTTTTGAAGTCTAATCCAGAAAAAACAACGGTAATTTCTCTTGCTATTTCCTCCGTAGCGATAGCCATATCGACAATAGCGATATTAATAATGAAAAGATAGATACGCAGAATGAGAATATAGGAATTCTTGCAACAAACCAATCCCTTTTTCGGTGTTTAGAAATTACATCCTGTAGAGACTTCTGTTTTTCGTTGAGAGTTTCCATGTGCGAAGGTGTGCTGTTTTACATAACGGCAATTATAACCGATTCATTTTTTTATTCCTTTCTGTATTTACCCCGCGAATTTGGTTTTACTTAGCGGTCCCAATTCCGACGAAGATTTTATTTGGTAATTAGTAACACCGTTGTTAATTTAGCGGAATGGAAATAATAATAAAACGAAACTGGAAAATAGCAGAGAGTGTGTTTAACAAAGGACAAATAATGACATTGGATGAAACGAAAACATTATCAGTTTATATCGGCAACGGTCATGCAGAGGATTATGAAATACAAGAAATAGATGAAATATTTTATTTCAAACTCGATAAAAATATTATTGAAAGCGTAATTGAATCTGCTACATTTACCAACTGGCTCAATGAAAAAACAGCACCATTAGTTGACGGGTCAAATCCGGTTAACAGAACTAACAGCATCCCAAAGAATCGCGAGACGGCAATAATGTATCTCATGGATTTAGGACTGAGTTCAGATAGAATTTGTAATTTAATTTACTGATGCGTAAAAAGATTCCACTTGAAACAGGCGAGAACGAAAAGCATAATCGGATAATTAATGTAAGCGTATTATACAACTCCAAACTTTCCGATCCAAAAGTTATTATTCAAATTCAGCAGCACATTGAAAGAGACAATCCATTCGGTCTTAAATGTGAATCTTCAACTATTGTTTTTATTCCTAAAGAATTTACTTCATACTGGATAAGTAATTCAGATAGTAAGCAGCAACAAAGATTAATATTTCCTGATATGGAAAAATTCCTGCAATGCGTGGCGTTACAGTATTTGACACACAAGGAATTTATTCCAATTCAAAGTCTTCTTCATCTTCTTCCACAAAAACAATTTCCTCGCTTTCGTGAATTTTAGGTCTGATATAAAAGTGAACCCATTCTGTGAGTAAGTAACCGTTGAGATAAAGTTTTCTTGTTTCGTGATTGATTATTAGTTTGCCGGAGAAAGAAACTTTGGCAACAATTATGTTCCCCGAAATTGGTAGACACATTTTTTTGGATAGTAAAATTATTAATTCTATCGAATAAAGAAAATATTTTTTATAGTGTTACCGAAATACTTATTTTTGTTTAATGGAAAATAAAATTGAAGTAATGAAAATTTCAGATGAATATTTCATCAATTTAGATAATCTTATTAAATGGTTTATAGAACAAGGAAAAAAATGTGGTGATTTAACTGAAATGCGATTTATAGTAAAAGTTATTGAAAGATTATCTGAAATGAAAAAATAAATAATGGCATTAATCTACAAACCAACAAAATTACCGGAAGAAGTAATTAAGAAAATAAAATCTGATGTGGAGAAGAAAGTTTTCACTTCGGATAATAATGCTATTGTTGAAATCTTAAAAAAATATTATAAGATAAAATAAATTTTATGGGATTATTTTCAAAAAAAATAGAAAAGAAAACTTCTTACTCTCCCGAATTAAAATTAAAAACAGAAACATTTTATAAAGTGATAGGCAAAAGATATAAGGAACTTTGTCTTATTGTTTATGGAAATGATATGTCCAAAATTAATTTAGAAGTGATAAAAGAATTTAAAGAGATGAAAGAATTATTCGAATGGGCTGAACAACAATTTTTTTTCGATAATTATTTAGAAGTAGGATGGTGGAAACTTGATAATCTTTAATTATGATTGAAACAATAGAATTTCAGGGGGAATATTATCCGGCTTTTCAGGCTAAAGGGTTTGCGGCACAATTTGTATTTCCTTATGCTGCCAAAGTTTGTAAGGGTATAGGATTAGATATTGGTTATTCAAAAGCCGAATGGAAATTTCCCGGCAGTATTGGAGTTGAGCCGTCAATAGATTTTACCCACGATGCAATGAATTTACCAGATGGAGAATTTGACTATATTTTTTCGAGTCACATGATTGAACACTTCAAAGGAAACTTAGCGAATCTTTTAGATTACTGGACAACGAAATTAAAATCCGGTGGAGTTTTATTTCTTTATTTACCCGATTACTCTCAAAAATATTGGAGATTTTGGAATAACAGAAAACATATTCATTCACTTGACGGAACAATAATGAGAGCTTATTTAGAATCTTCAAAGAAATATAAAAACATTTTTATTTCAGGCGTTGACCTTAATAATTCATTTAGTGTAATGGCAGAAAAAATATGAAACCAGCATTAATAATTCCAGTTTTTAATCGTCCGAATTATCTTCGCAAATGCTTAGAGAGTTTATCGGGGTCTTATTTTCCTGATAATATCATTGTGATAATGATTAATGATGCATCGACAGATCCAGAGACAATAAAACTTTTCAGAGACTTTGAATTGCATATTGGGATTGTTAAATTTACTCATCATAAAAATCAAGGAATAAAAAAAAATATTCAGTTTGGAGTTGAGAGAGCAATAGGATTCGGCTGTGATACTTTTATAATATTAGATTCAGATGCGACAGTAAAACCGGACTGGATTGAAAAACTGCTTACCTCTTTTAATAAATTTCATAGACCTGTAACTGGTTTTAATTCTATCGTAAGAAACAAAGATGGTTCAGAAAGACATCCTATAATTATTTCTTCAAATTCTCATCATATAAAATCTTCAGTTGGCGGAATAAACTTAGTTTTCAATGAACAGCATTATAGAGATTATTTCTTACCAACGCTTAATAACAACCTTAATTGGGATGCCGAATTCTGTAAACTGGCAAAAGAAATTCTATGTTTAACTCCTTCGGTAGTTCAGCATATCGGATTTGATTCTTCTATGAACCACGATGAAGAGCCAGACGTTGCAGCAGATTATTGTAATCTTTATTTACCTGATGTTACTCTTATCGGAGCTGATACAAATCATTTCGAAGAACTACAGTCAGCAGCGAGAATAAGTCAGAGTGATATTATGTTCGGCGATGTGAAACTTTTACAACCGGCATATATTATGAATGCTGAAAGCTATAATTTTTATTGTTTCAAAAGATTTAATGAGCACGTTAATACTTCGCATTGCCTCGTTATTCAGCACGATGGATATGTTTTGAACTATAAAGCATGGAATAATGAATGGCTTCAATACGATTATATAGGCGCAACATGGTTATTTAAGGATAACATGAACACAGGTAACGGTGGTTTTAGTTTGCGCTCTAAAAGGCTTCTTAATGCCCTTGCAAACGATTCTACACTTACAGAGACAATGCCTGAAGATTTTCATATTTGCAGAACGTACAGACCTTACTTAGAAAAAACTTATGGAATTAAATTCGCTCCTGAAGAAGTGGCAAACAGATTTTCAATTGAGGCTTATGGTTCACAAGTTTTGCCGGGTGCAAATAAATATTCAGGTCAGTTCGGATTTCACGGATATAATGTAGATTATACCGGAAGTAATTTAGCTCATATTCCGGTGAGGAAAATAGCAAAACCATTTCAGGGAAATGATAATAAGCCGTGGAAAAATCAATCAAGAAGAAGTCATATAATTTAACTATGCCTAAAATAATAATTCAGAGATTCGGAATTGGTGATGTCATTCATCAAATGACAGCAATACGTTCATTAAAAGATAAAATTCTATGGCCTGTTTTAAGCGAATATGTTGAAGGATTGAATAGAGCTTATCCTGATATTATGTTTGTGGATTATCAAAAATTCGATCTAAATTATAATATTAAAGAACGTGGCAGAGTAAATGGATTTGAAATATTACCAATGGCTTGGCAAGATTCACCTTTGAAAAACTGCATGGATAACAAGTACCGATATCTCGGACGCGATCCGAAAACATGGAAAGATAATGCGCATTGGTGCAGAGACAGTAAAAAAGAAGTCGAATTATTTAATAAATTAGGACTAACATTTGATGAACCCTTTAATCTTGTCAATGTAAAATTCGGATGTTGGAAAGGTCATAATGATTTAAAACCTGGAATTAATTCTATAACCGAACCAGTAATAAATAACGGATTAAGAAATGTTGAAATGACAATTATGCCGGAGTTTTCCATTTTCGATTGGACGTTAGTAATTCAGAAAGCTACTTTCATTTTCACTGTCTCAAGTTCTCACATTTATTTATTTGAACTTTTGAAAATGGAAGCAAAAGAGATTCATATTTATATCCGCAGACCTAATGAAAGCAGCCATGAAAACTATGCCTATTTATTACAGTCACACAATTATATTTTAGAACCATGAAAATTGAATATAAAATCATTAAAAATTTTAAGGTTTCAGATGAATCTTTAAATACACTTGGACAAGAAGGATGGCAATTAATTGTTGTCGAATATGGAGCAGGAATGAATAGAGCAATTTTTAAAAGAATAATTATCGAAGAATTTTTTAAAATTAAAGGAGATAAATTAACATTAGCAGTTTCAAGAGCAAAGAAAAAGAAATGAAAATAATTATCACAGGCGCATTGGGATTTATTGGAAGCAACCTTGCTCATTGGATTATCGAAAATACCAAAGATGAAATAATGGGCATTGATAATCTGAGCGGTGGATTTATTGAGAATATGCCTGTAGCCGAAAGATTTCATTTTGCTCAGATTGATATTTTAAATTCAGCAGGGATTAATGGCGCTTTTGAATATTTCAAACCCGATGTTTGTTTTCACTTGGCAGCCTATGCAGCAGAGAGCAGGTCAAACGCTATAAGAGTTTTTAATCACACTAATAACACGGTAGGAACGGCAACTATCATTAACGCATGTGTAAACTATAAAGTAAAATTAATATTTACATCTTCCGTTGCTGTTTATTCCGGCACTCCACCATTCAATGAAAATACAATTCCAAATCCGATTGATGAATATGGGTTAAGTAAATGGTGCAGCGAGAAAAGTATTGAGATTGCGCATGAGCAGCAGGGATTAGATTATTGTATTATCAGACCTCGAAATGTTTATGGGCAAAGACAAAGTTTGTGGGATTCTCAACGAAATGTTTTTGGCATTTGGATGAACCAGATTTTAAACGATAAGCCAATGACAATTTTCGATAACGGGAATAATAAAAGAGCGTTCACGTATATAGAAGATATTTTACCTTGTCTTTACAGAGCAAAAGATTTAAGAAATGAAATAGTAAATCTTGGCAGTCCTACGGTTTATTCAATAATGCAGGCTTGCATGGTTCTACAACAGGTAACGGGATTTAAGAAAGTAGATTTTTTGCCCGCGAGGCATGAAGTGGAACAGGCTTATTGCACTACCTTACGACAGAAAGAATTTTTAGGATATAATAATGAAACTCCACTTTACGATGGGTTAAAACAAATGTGGCGATGGGCGCAAAGGCAGCCCAGACGAGAAATGATTAAACCTCCTGAATTAGAAATTAAATTATGACTATAGAACAAATGTTAAAAAATGATTTTTTTATTAATTGGATGGAAAATGTCATTCATATTAATTTAAGAAATAAAGAAATTATTTTTACAGAACAGTTTATAAGGGATTCATGGAAGCTGTGTTGGAAATGCCAAGCAGATAGATTATCAGAATTAAAAAAACAAATAGAAATTGCTGAACATGGATTATATGAAATAAATAGAAAAATTAATTCATGAGATTACTATTCAGCTTACATTTATTTGTTCCCGTCCGTCTCTCAGGAAGTGAACTTTACATTTACCGGTTAATAAAACATCTTCAGTCAATCGGGCATGAATGCAGGGTTTTACTTCATCCTCACGCAGACAAAACGCATCCGAACGGAGATTATCCAATGGATAGATTAATGAGCTATGACGGGATTCAGATTTTCCCTTTCGGGCTTTCGGGAGTTGTGGAAAATTCAATATTGTGGTGCGATAAAATGATAACTCAGCTTACTCCAACAGCGTGGACAATATCCATCGGAAGCGTTTACCGAAAACCAGTTTATCATATTGTTCATTCTTCAGACAGGTTTGAATCCCTCGAAAGAAATCCACAGGCTAAGATTATTTATAATTCTTATGCGATGAAGGAAGAAAAAAAATACAATAATGATTCTTTCGTTCTCCATCCTATAATACCCAAAATGGAACAATCGGACGGGGAATGCATTCTAATGGTCAATTTAAACGAAAATAAGGGCGTTCATATTTTTTACGATATAGTAGCCCAGTTAAAAGATGAGCGATTTTTAGGCTTAAAAGGAACGTATAGCGAACAAGTGGAATCCGACTTACCTAATGTTCAGATAATCGAACCAACAGAAAATATTACTGATGTTTTTAAAGAAGCTAAAATTTTACTTGTGCCTTCACTAAAAGAATCATGGTCAATGACCGCAGCAGAGGCGATGAGTGCAGGCATTCCGGTTATCAGTACGGGAACTTTAGGACTAAGAGAAAATTGTCAGGATGCGGGAATTTACTGTGATAGAAACGCTCAGTCTTTTATAGATGAAATTTTAAAGCTAAAAAAGAATTATCTTAGTAAGCAACAAGCGGTTTTAGCAAGGGCGCAGGAACACAGACAGGAATCAGCCGCAGAACTTGTAAAATTTAATGAATGGTTACATTCTCAATAACGGACATTGCAAAAGATGAATCTTACATCGTTTCTGAGCCGGTCACATTAGACGAGGCGAAACTTCAGGCTTATGCTAATGACTATGACGATGATAAAATAACCTCATTAATAACCCAATCACGTCAGGTTGTTGAAAACTATTGTAATATTTCTATCATTAATAAAACAATAACCGTAACTGGTTTTTTAGAAAATACTCCGACAACAAAATACTGGAATTACGCAAATACAAAACAAGATTTTTTACAATTAGAATTACCTTATGGGCCGGTTGGAAACATAGTAAGTATCACAGGAGCCACAACATTCAATCCCACTACTTCAAATCCATTAGTTTTAAATCAGGATTATTTTATTTATGGCACTCTTTTTAAAACAATAAGAGTGATGAATAATTTTGATGAGTTAATAATGGCTTATTATGCCGGTTATGATAGTTGTCCTGAACAATTAAAATTAGCAATACTCGCACAACTTTCGTTTCTTTTTGAAAATAGGGGTGATAGTGTCAACCGATATGCACAGCAAAATGTAGGTATTTCTGAAGTAGCTCAGCAGCTCGCAAATGCGTTTATTCGTCAATCATGGTTATAACATTATAAAAATAATTATCATGTTCAATGTATTTGCCTTTATGCGAAAATTCAAACAAAATAATATCAATAAAAAATCCGTTGAATTTTCGCATCACCCCTCAAGAATGAAAACAGATTCATTTCGAAATTTTTATAACTATTTATTATGTTATTTAGCTCGGTTTGTGCCGCAAGCGTTTCGTAAATTTTATAGCACGAAACGCGGCGCGGTGAAGGTTGTGCAGAGCGGCGGTTTTAATTCAAAAAATCAAAAGCAAAACGAGCCAAAGGCGAGTGAAAAAATTTATAGTTTTAGAATAATTGATAATTTTGATGAACTTTTTGACGAGGCAACATCTAAGGGTTTAAATACTTTGGAAGAAATTTCTAATTATTTCGCGGGGAAATATTGGCAGCGTTTAGAGCCTCTATAATTATAATTTGATGTTGCGTATTTTCAATGTTGCAACTAAAACTAATTATATTATTTTCAAGCATCATGTTAATACTTCCTGTCATTTTAAATTGCCGAATTAATAAATTTAATTTCATTTCGGGTTCTGCAAATTTTTGAGCAATTATGACAACTTCTCTAAATGGCATTTCTTTGGGTAATTCATCAACATCCAATTTTTGACTTATTCCATTTTTAAATTTTAATAAAGCATTTATCCTATTCATAAAATTTTATTGTAATGTACTTGCAATTACTCATCAAAAGAAGCGTGGCTATTTTTTGAATTAAAACCGCGAAGCCTTTGCTGAAGCGATATTTAACATAAAATATGTTATAACGAATTTCGAAATTCCTTTTATTGAGGGGTGCATTTACTTATCGGTCCCAAAACGAAGGATTTTTCGTAAATTCGAATGAAACATTCAATAATACAATTATGGATAAATTACGTGAAGGAAAAATAAGGTACATAATGACAAAGATTCATCCGAATCATGTTTTAAGTTCATCTGAACCAGAAGTTCAGGCAATTATTAATTCGGTTCGTGGAACAAAACATCCTGAAGTGAAACCAGTTCAAATGCAATCGGTAGAATCAAAACCTATTCACACTCCACAAGATGGAGCAACAGTTACTATTGGAAAAGCTAAATAATGCCAGTAATAAAAGAATTACATATAGGGCAATTTCGTTATCAGGTAACGATACAACAAAATTCACCAGTTGATAACTCTTCCGCTGGTCAGGATGATAATTATACAACTCTTTATTCCTGTAGAGGATATTTACAGGAATATTCAGGAATGAAAAAAGATGAACAAGGCCAGCTATTACAAAATCAGGGAACGAAACTCACTATTCGTTATACCAATATTCTTACTATTAATTCCGATACAAGAGTTTTAGTAAACGGAATAGCTTACCGGATAAACGGATATACTCTTCTCGACCAGCGGAAACATTTTTACGAACTCAACATTTCACTTTTTCAGTAATGCCTGTTGAAATAAACATAAAAGGCTTTGATGAACTGCAACAAAGATTAGGTTCAGCAGCTCCCAGATTAAATGCTAAAGTCGGTGCAGTTATTCAGGCAGGTGCAAATGATATCGCAGGCATAGCTAAAATTAACGCTCCTGCTGATATTGGATTTTTAAGAAATCAGATTGGCTCTTCGCAAGTCGATCAACTCCATGCAGAAGTTTTTTCCGGTGCTTCTTATTCGGCTTATGTAGAGTTTGGAACGAGAACTTATGTAAGTGTTCCGGCAGAATTTTCGGAATATGCTTCTCAATATATCGGGTCGGCAGGTTCATCAGAACTGGGAGCCAAAGATGCTATTTTTGAATGGTGCAGGAGAAAAGGAATAGATAAGAATGCATGGTGGGCAATATTTATTTCTATAATGACAAAAGGAATAAAACCTCAACCTTACTTCTTTCCTGCGGTCAATCAAGGAACAGCGCAAATACTTTCAGATGTGAAAGATGTTGTTGACGAAGTGGTTTAAGTTCTTGCATCAAATGAATAATCTTCTTCACTAATAAATAACGGGCTTGTACTTATTGCTGCTTTTTTTGCATCGATATGATGCGGCTCAACATCAATTAAATAATTTGTTCCAGTTGATGGACAAATAAATTTTACCCATGCCAAAGGATTATTTCCAAGTTCTTTAAACTTTTCCTTTGTCTTATATAAAATTACTTCTTCAGTTTCTCCGTTGGCGTGAACAAAAGTTCCTTTATCAATTTCTTTTGCTCCGAGAAGATTCATTATTTTTTCTTGCCCGAATATTTCGTAAATCATCGCTTTTATTTCTTCGTTTGGTTCGTTTATGAAATCGTCTTTGGATATTTTATTTTCAAGACATTTTTGAAAAATATCCTCTGAGCAACTTCTACCATGAATAAAAAAGTAATGCGAATTATCTTTGAATATTACCGCAGGCTTATTCGTAGAATGAAGCCGACCGAGTTCATCTCTTAATATTTCAACGGGAGGCTGTATCGCGAAAATAATTTTTTCATATTCATAGCAATTAAATGCGCCGGCTTTAACGAGTTTTTTATACTGTTTAAAATGCGCATGTTCACTAACGCAATCAAGTCCGCATTTTTCAAAAAAATCAAAAAAAGAAAGCCATCCGTAATTCGAGAAATCAAAATATCCAGAGTATTCATCAAATGAAGCCCCGACGGAAGCCCCGACGGAAGCCCTGACGGAAGCCCAGACGGAAGCCCAGACGGAATCCCCGACGGAAGCCCTGACGGAAGCCCAGACGGAATCCCAGACGGAATCCCCGACGGAAGCCCTGACGGAATCCCCGACGGAAGCCCTGACGGAAGCCCAGACGGAAGCCCCGACGGAAGCCCAGACGGAAGCCCTGACGGAATCCCCGACGGAATCCCAGACGGAATCCCCGACGGAAGCCCTGACGGAATCCCTGACGGAATCCCCGACGGAATCCCAGACGGAATCCCCGACGGAATCCCCTAAAAATTTATCAACATCTTTTTTACTAAGCTTTTTTAAAATCGAAATAGTAATCAAACAACTAAGCCAACTATCGCAATAAACAACTTTAGGTTTTGGCTTTTTCATTATTGATGAATAGAGCCATTCAATACCTTCTTCGAAATCCTTTTTATTGATTCCTGTCTTTGTTAAGGAGAAAGCATGATTTATCCATTGGTCTCTAACTTCTATCATCATGAGAGACTGCTCCGCGGTTAATGTGTCTATGCGTTTCATTAGTCTTGAACTTTTTCGAACACTTTTTTAAAAGGATTGTACTTTTTGTGAATACCGAACACGTAGGTTTGA